TGACATCCAGTATGCTTTGCCGTTTACCTCTATGGCTGCATGTTGTGCTATTAGTCCGCAGTTTGCACCAAGTTGTCTCATGCCAAAAGTAAACGGCGTGCCGACAAATTGAATACCATGTAGTGATGTATCTGTCCAAACAAGTATTTGACCTGATGATTTTGCAGCACCTACTATTCTTGAACCGTCAGATATACGAAGTGAACCAGCTTCATTTGTTGCAACTGGTGTATAATCCGTTGCATCCTCTCTATCAGAAAACCTAAATAATAAATCATCTTGTGTTGCAGTATTGCCAATAGTTGTCTCGGTGCCAAATATAAGTAAATGTCTTGTGTCAGTAGATACTAAACTAAACCTTGATGCAGTTGGAGCATTAGATAAAGCTGTTGCTCTTGTATCTATAGATCCAGAAATGTCTTTAATGAAAGTTCCCCCATTTAAAGCAGTGGCTATTAAATCTTCACCAAAATTATCTAAAGACCAATTTCTCGCTGCTACCACAACATTAGACGAGGACCGCGGCTCGTCCCAAGTGCTCGCTCCCCAAGTTTCTGTGCCCCATCCATAACCATATGTAGAGGTCGAGGGACCTGTGGTTATTTGATAATTTGCGTTTCCAGTTCCACCACCTCCAGATGTCGCTCCCGAAGCATTGCTAGTGTGTGTCACCTTATATGTGTTAGCATCAACATACGTGGTAATTTCAAATTCATTATTCATATCTAACCCATCAATAGTAGAAAAAGAATCAAAGGTTACAAAGTCACCCTCAGCTGCTCCATGAGAAGCATCAGTGACAGTGACAATTGGTGAACCACTTACCGTGGTAAATGGATTTGATAGTCCTGTTGCTGTCTCTCTGATTGGCGTAATGTCATACAAAGCGCCCTCGGAGAAAAGATATAATTTTCTATCCGTTCCTAAAGCGAGATACCTGGTTCCGTCCAAACCAATCCAGCTATGCGTATCACGGACCACGCCCACAATAGTTTTATTAGGATTAGGTAAGTAAGCCCAGCCACCCCACCTTTCAGGTTTTCCGTAGTGAAAGCGAACAAAATCTGAGTCTGTATAACGTCTTTGATCACCTGCTGAGTAAGCGGTATCTTGTTTATCTATGCCAGGTTGGAACTTTAAATCTACTAATTTCATGTCGGAGTATACTAAATTATTTATTGTTTTGTGGCAAGAATTGAGTACCAAAATGTGTCATACCACTTGCAATATCAGCGTATATTTTACCACCTATTTTCTGCCATAAACGACAGAATGCATAGTCTTCAGATAAATATCTTTTACTATCTGGATCTATCATAGTGTCAAAAAAAGCATAATTCCAATCTGACGTATCATGATACCCAAATGTTTTATCATGTGGATCCCCCAAATGTTGATCTGATTTGAAACGAAGATGTGGATAGTGTTTAGCCATCTTTATAAAAACGTCTCTTTTAATTAACATAAATCCAGTTGCACCATCCATAACTTCAATAAAACCATTGTTTACTTCAACTCTATTAGGATTTTTAACATTTAAATTATATCGTAATGAAGAAGCAAGAAGTTCACTTTCAGAAATATTTGGGTTTTGCTGTGTTTTCTTTTTTACTCTTGTCCAGTCAATTGTTTTTTGAGGATAAACACCTGTTACCACATCCTCATCTAAATCTAACATACGAAATACAGCCTCTGGATTGAATGCAATATCAGCGTCAATAAATAAAAGATGTGTGTATTGTGGTTCATCCATGAACAGTTGCACTAGAGTATTACGGGCTCTCGTTACCAAAGACTCATTTGCTATGGTACCAAATTGTAATTCTATTTTTTTTGTAGCTGCTAAGGCTGTAAGTTGTAAAACACTTTTAAAATAATCTGCTGTAATCATACCACCGTAACACGGTGTTCCTATAAATATTTTATTTTGCATAAACATCATCTCCAACAATCCATAACAAATCTATTTTTGATTTTTCAAAAGTTTCTAGGGCATCTTTTTTTGTTTGAACTAAAGGCTCACCCGCTAAATTAAAAGAAGTATTTAATAACATTGGCACATTTGTTTTTTTATTAAAATCTTTTAATAACCAATATAATATTTTATTTTGATTTTCAGTCACCGTTTGTAATCTGCATGTATTATCTACATGTAAAACACTTGGAATTTTTTGTATTTTATCTTTTTTACATGGCACTGCATACATCATAAAAGGACTCTCCAAAAGTTTATCCATTTCAAACCAGTCGTGACATTTTTCAAGTAAAACCGAACAACCAAAAGGTCTAAAATATTCTCTCTTTTTAACTTTATTTACCATGTCCTTTCCATTTTTAACTCTTGGATCAAACAAAATAGATCTGTTGCCAAGAGCTCTTGGACCAGCTTCAGCAGATCCTTGAAACAAAGCTACAATTTTTTGATTAAGTAAAGCCTCTAAAACTTTATTCATGTATTTTAAAATTAAAAGCAAGTGACATCCTTTCTTTGTTTTTTGAATCTAAAACACGGTGATGCGTAGTATTATCAAATAACAACAGCTCGCATTTATTTGGAGTTACTTTTGTTCGTTTATCTTCTGGAAAAATTGAAAATTCTATTGCTGAATTTTTTTCGGAAAGATAAAGGACTCCTGAACCTCCAGTTCCATAAAGGTCGTGTTTGTGAAATTCTTGATACCCTCCTTCGTCATATATATTAAGCCAACTTTCAAAAATGTAAAAAGGCTTATCTTCTAATATCTCATCAATTTTTTCTTCAATGGCTTTTCTAATATGTTTAAATTCTTTCACTTGATGTAAAATATTTACGTAAGTTTCAAAAGAAGTTTGAATGTTGCAATCCCAATATCTTGATTTAAATTCATTTTTATTAGATTCAATGTAAGGAAAAATTGTTTTAAGTAGGTGATTATCTATAGACGTTTTAAAAACACTTACTTTTTTAAGAATTATTTCTTGCATGACTTACCGTTAAATATTCAATTTTTTTTACCCATCCTTTAGGTATAGCGATGGCACCACCCCCTGACACTTCATCTTTATCTTTGCTGTAAGATCGCATAATAATTATTTTTTCTGGACCATCGTGAACCATCCACCCTACTTCTTGACACACGGCTAACGGAGCATCCATCACTTCTTTTATATCAAGCCAACCTGTCTCTGTATCACGAGCATCTAACCACGTAACACGGACCATTGGTATTTTATTAATATCCATTGATTTAATAACTCTCTCTTTCTTTGGCATAGGATACTTGAAAATTTATAGCAACTGTAATTCTATTATTGTCTGTAGTATTTGAACTAACAGAATGAGTGATTGAACCATCAAAAAACAAAACAGTGCCATCTTTTGCATCTACTTGTACAGTATTATTAAAATTAGTGTGTGCCTCATCTTTTTTAGTTAACACTGTATAGTCATTAGAATTAAAAAAGAATTTACCATTTGATTTTTCAACATCCACAAAAAAGACTACGGCTAATTGCTGACCATGTTTATGTGGTTGAGCATATTGATTTTTTTTATACCAATTAATCCAACAACTATTGACTACTAATTTAGGAATATCATAACCTTCTTCTTCAATAAAGTTTTCCAAATGTAATGCTATTTCTTTGCATAGATCATCTAAAATTTGATACCTTTGATGAGAGTTCCACGCTGTTCTTTTAGCCATAACGTTACAAGCCTCTTCTGGCGAGGTGTCGTGTTTATGAATATTTTTATTTTCTTCAACTAAAATAATTTGTTTAATTTGTTTTTTCCACTCTTCAAAATTAGGCATTGTAAAATGAAAAACTTCCTGTGTAAAAATAGGTATTCTATTTATATTAAAAGGCGCCATCTTTTTTTGTTACCTCTCTATAAAAAATATTAAGTGTAAATCTATTTGAACTTTCTCCAAATGATTGTAAGTCTGAGTGTGGTATTTTCACACCATTAAAAAACAAAGCTCTGTTTTCTACAAAACCAATGTGTGAAGATAGCTGATTATTGTGCATAAAACCTGTGC